TTTTAATGTCGATGCCCTAAAGCGGGGTTCGGGATGGATCTGGTACGGTCGAAAGACCGTAACGATCGCACCCGATCAACGACGTGTCGGTAAAGTCAGTCCGACCGCGTCCTTCATGAGGACATCTGCACCTTTGCTGATTCCAAGCTTTAAAACGCGAGGAATTGGTGATTTGAGTATTGCATCAAGGAAATCCCTAGTGCAAATACTCAATGCCTTATCGGCAGCTTGGATCTCTGCATTTCCGGCGTTCCAATGGAACCTGAAATACAATTATGCTAACGCGAGCGCATTGCGCCCGTTGGCTATGATCCACCGTTGGGTACTACGTACATGGCGAAATTCGCCTGAAGTGGTACGAAACGGATTGAAATCTCTGTCTAATTGGCTTAGATTTTCAATTGCTGTCGATCTTCAACTCTGGCCTGAACCAAAGCCGGAACACAACTGTGTCTTCTTTACCGATGGTAAATTAGACATGTCGCTTTTGTTCCGTGGTAGTATTGCCCGATTCGGGCAACGCTCCGTTGCTAGGTTCTGCCGCTTTGCTAGAGCTCTCCCTCCTGGAGACAATGAACAATGTTCTATTGCGCTACAGGAACATCGGTCAATGGTGTCACAGACACTAAAGACTGATGAGGGGGTTCTACGTATGATGACTTCACTGTCTGACCGCAGATTTAGCAATTTGCCAATCTCGGTTGACCACTTTCTCAATGAGAAGGTGACGTTGTCATCATCGGCCTCTTTCTCTCATTCGAGGAAGAAAGGAGGTGCAATGCGTGAGTTGAAGGAGTTGCTCTGGAGAGAACATCCTGACTTTGTTTCGAAAGATCCATGGGATTCGATCGACCCTCTCAATTCCGATTCGGAAGAGGAGGGCATTTGTCAGATGTTTTACGAAGGTAAACCAGAAGAGTGGAACATTGTTCATCGCTATTCCTGGAAATCCTGTTGCGAGTACCTTAACAATGTTAAAGTCGCTCGCCACCGTGTTGTCGCCATCCCCGATCGGGGAGGTTTCAAGACGCGTGTTGTTACGGCCGGTGAAGCTGCATTGCAGTCACTGGCTCATAACATCAGGAAGCCTTTGTACCAGAGCTTGTTACCAAAAACGGCGGTCCGGTTTGCACTGCAAACCGAAGGCGTTAAGCGCTATTTTGAGCGCTTAAAGCCGATCGCCGACTACGAACGATGGCCACGGACACATGGCCAGATCTCGATTCTTTCGTCAGATTTGTCGAAAGCAACGGATCTGTTTCCCTTTGATCTTGTCGATCGAGTCAATGACTCCATCCTCAGATCATACGGAATACCCGAGTCTCATCCAAATTGGAGAGCTTGGGCACTATTGTCCGGTCATCAGGAACTGTATTACAGTCCTGATGATAAGATTCGTTCTATGTCCGGTAACATGATGGGCACCGCGCCGTCTTGGTTCCACCTATGCATGTTCAATTTGAACTGCTATGAGGCGGCCTGGACGGTTTGGATCACCATGAAAGGTGTCAGATATCCTCCCTTCCGCTGTTTTTCAACAGCCCAAAGGAAAGACGACTTGGACTGGCTAGCATTGAAAGCCCATGTCAGGGATCTTATTAGGAGTCCAATGGACCCTGTAAGTATCCCGTATCCCTTTGACAGATCATTGATCGTCATTGGAGATGACTTGGGTGCAGTCTGCCCTCTCGGTGTTGCAGCACTATACGAAATTTTCGTAGAACTCTGCTCCGGGAAAACGTCTGCCGGTAAACACTACGTGTTGCCGGCTGTCGAGCGCTCCTTTATGCTAATAGCAGAAGAGGTAGCAATCGTCAAAGACGGGCGACTTGCCTTTGTTCAGACGGACTCTGTTCGCGCCTACGCTTCCTTGGAGGCTTATACCAGTGGTAAAGTCAACGGGAAGTCCGCGAGAAACGAGAATTTCTCGTTCTCAAGGAATGTATGGTCGGAACTTGGTTCTGTCCTTTCATCTGTCTCACGATCTACACGAGTTGAGTCTAGGAGCGCATTGCTCTCCTTCGCTCACGTGCAGACGATGAAAACAAAGTCAATGCTTTTGAGAAATGGGTTACCCGTGTATCTTCCAACAATGTTGGGAGGTCTCGGTTGGCCACATCCCCTAGGGCTTCATGAGTCACTCAAGTACTTGAATTCCAAGACTTTACGAGTGATCTCAGTACTTAGAGGTTTTCGAGAAGATTTCTTCGAATACCATCTTAAGTATGCCCGTTTGCGCGCCACGTGGGCCGGGGTTCGAACTTCGAACCTATTCGGACCAGTGGTAGAGCTTTTCCGTGATTACTTGAAATCAAGAATCCGGGTCAGCCGCGACAAGTATGGGGTCATTTCTGTTTTGGGTGAGGGTAGTCCCTTAGGACTTCGTAATCCGCTGCTGCCGAGCATCCCGTTTTCTGATCTATTAGATCGGATAGTACAGGGTGCTATGGTGGCTCGGTATATGGTGACGGACGTTCCGTACACCTATGCCGAGGATTACATGACCGTTATCGTGGACAACGCATGGGAGAGTGTATCAGATCAAATTGATTCTGATTGCTCCGTGCCCGCAGTCGCTGCGAAGTATCAAATTGAAACTTCAAAGCTTCTTGCGTTGCGAAAACGACCTCCTCAAGATCTTTATGACCGTGCCGACGTCATAAAGCTGGTGGAAGAAGAAATTGCTTATTTAAGCAGTTTTCACATCCTCTGGACTGACGAATTTCGTGGGTCCTTGGATGACTTTTTCTTCCAGGGTTCGGTGGGCCTCGGCCCCCGAACCGAAGGTTAAATGTTGGCTCATTGAGCTAACACCCATTCGGTGAGTGGTTGTCAATATTACAAATTGTATATTGATG